TGGCAGATTTTTATATCCACAAATCAGAGTTTTGACTCTCGAGGGGCGAATTTGCCCATTATTCAAAGGCGCGATTACAGGCGTGATTGCGGCACGCCGGCGACGCCGAGGCGCGCGTATCATGTTCTCGGAGGTGATTTCGAATGCCGGCGCGCAGGAAACCTACGGTATTGCTTGAGGCGAGCGGCGCTTTTCAAAAGAATCCGAGCCGGCGCCGCGATAGACAAGATGAGCCGGTGCCCGAGGGGCCGCTCGGCGGGGCGCCTGAGGAATGGCTCGAGGCTGCAAAGGCCGGCAATCCTCAGTTTCAGGCCTGGGTAAAACTATGGGACGAAGTAACCGAGATGGCGCAATTTGGCGTGCTCTCGTCGATGGACCGGATTCACGTCGAGAATATTTGCTATCTCGAGTATCGTATTCGGCGCATGGTGCGCGGCCATACGAAATGGGCAACGTCAGATTTTGCGGAGTGCAACAAACACCTGGGGCAAATTGGTTGCATTCCGAGTGAGCGCTCGCGTGTCAAGGGACAAACAAAGACGGCCGAGGTTGCCGGCGAATGGGCCGAGCTCGCCGCCGAGCAGCAGAAACGGCCGCCCGTCCAATAGCGTGCCGCCGAGTCGCGATTACGCGGCTATCTGCAATCAGTACGCACGAGATGTGCTGGCCGGCCGCATCGTGGCCTGTAAGTGGATCCGGCTCGCCTCTAAACGGCATTTAGACGACCTGGCGCGCGAGCGCGCGCCGGATTATCCGTATCGCTTCGACGCCGGCCGGGCCGCAAAGGCCTGCAGGTTTATCGAATTGTTGCCGCACGTCAAGGGCCAGTGGGCACGGCCGGCGTCGGGCGAATCGAATCGCATTCGGCTCGAGGCCTGGCAGGTTTTCAAAACCGCGAACCTTTTCGGTTGGGTAGAGAAAGCAAGCGGCTTTCGCCGCTTTCGCCGGATGTACGAATGTGTGGCGCGCAAGAACGCCAAAAGCACATGGGCCGCCGCGGTGGGCCTATACATGTTTGCGGCCGACGGGGAATACGGCGCCGAGGTCTATTCCGGCGCCACGACTGAAAAACAGGCCTGGGAAGTATTTCGGCCGGCCTGGTTGATGGCGCAAAAAACGCCGGAACTACAGCAATATTTCGGCGTGACGATCAACGCCAAAAGTTTACTCATCGATGCCGATTACTCGCGATTCGAGGCCGTCATCGGCAAACCGGGCGACGGCGCGAGCCCGTCGTGCGCGATTATCGACGAGTATCATGAGCATTCGACGCCGGAGCTCTTAGAAACGATGGAGACAGGCACAGGCGCCCGTCAACAACCGTTAATTATGGTTATCACAACCGCGGGCTCGCTGATCGAGGGACCGTGTTACATCATGCAACAAGAGGGGCAGCAGGTTCTCGAGGGTACGCTCGAGAATGATCGATTCTTTGTGCTGATTTTTACCCTTGACGAAGAAGAAGAATGGAAAACCGATGCCGGCATTTTCAAGGCGAATCCTAACGCCGGCGTGTCGGTTTCGCTCGAGTTTCTGCGCTCGCAACAACGAGAGGCGATGCAGTCGGCGCACAAACAGGCCACAGTCAAGACTAAACATTTCGATTGTTGGGTGAACGCGCGGCGCGCCTGGATGAATATGGAGGCCTGGCGCCGGTGCGGAGATGCCAGTTTGCGCGCGGATGATTTTCGCCATGAACCGTGTTACGAGGGCGCCGACCTGGCCGCCAAGATTGATTTGGCGAGTCGCGTCAAGGTTTTCATTCGCGACGAAGAGGGGGCTCGGCATTATTACGTTTTCGCGCGCAGTTACGTGCCGCGGGATAGAGCACTAGATACGCGGCATCCACATTACGAAAAATGGGTACACGCCGGCGCCCTGATTGCACACGACGGGCCGGAAATTCAATTGCCGAAGATTCAGCGCGAAATCGAGGACGAGCTCGAGCGCTTTCAATTTGCGGCTATTGCGTTCGACCCGTGGTCTGCGTTGCAGATGCAGCAAGAGCTCGCCGCGCGCACGGCCAACGACGTGGTGATTTCTATCCCGCAGACGGTTCAATATCTTTCGCCGGCCATGAAAGAGCTCGAGGCCGCAGTGCTTTCGGGGCGTTTTCACCACGACGCAAACCCGGTTCTGACCTGGGCGATTTCGAATGTGATGGTTCGCGAGGATGCCAACGAAAATATCTTCCCACGCAAAGAAACGACGGGCGCCGGCCTACAAAAAATCGATCCGGCGAGCGCTTTATTCAATGCCATGAATCGGGCCATGGTCGGCAATCCGGCCGCGGCCGGCGATTGCTTTTTCCTGGCGTAAGTTTTCTTTCCCGATAAAAAGAGGCGAGCAGGAAAATGAAATTCATGTCGCGAATTCGCGAGTGGATGAGCGCGCGCGCGAGTCTTGAAAATCCGAGCGTGCCGCTTTCGCTCGCGGCTTTCCTGGGATGGCTCGGCGCCGGCGAGCCGACGGCGAGTGGCGAGATTATCAACGTTGCGAGTGCTCTGCAGATTACGACGGTTTATCGTTGCGTGCGATTGCTGGCCGAGAGCGTTGCCAGTTTGCCAATTGTGATCTATGCGTCGAAAGAGAGCGGCGGGCGGGCGCGTGTCGACCACGATTTAACCTGGATCCTATCGAACGAACCAAACGACGAGATGAGCGCGGCCACATTTTGGGAGGCCTTTACCGGCAACATGGCCGCGACAGGCAACGGTTATGCCGAAATTCTGCGCACGCGCGGCGGCTCAATTGTGGGGCTTTATCCATTGAGCTCGGGCGTGACGACGCCGCGGCGCAATACGCAAACCAACGAGCTCGAATATGTGACAAACGTCGACGGCCGCGAGCGCGTGATTTCTAAAAGCGACATGATCCATTGCCCGTTGCTCGGATTTGACGGGCTCAAGGGTTTTAATCCGATTACCCTGGCGCGGCAAATGCTGGGCGTGGCAAAGGCGACGGAAAAATTTGGGGCGAAGTTTTTCGGCAACGGCGCTTTTCCGAGTGGCATCCTGGCGCCCGACGCCGGAAGCGTGATTACCGACAAGCAAAAGGCCGATTTAAAAGAGTCGTGGGAGCGCAATTACGGCGGCGACAATCAACGGCGCGTGGCCGTTCTCACGGCGCCCTGGAAATGGCAGGCGCTCGGTATCTCTCCCGAGGATTCGCAGTTTCTCGGCACGCAACAATTTACGCGTTCGCAAATCGCCGGCCTGTTCGGGGTGGCGCCGCATAAGGTCGGCGACACCACGCGGCTATCGAATAACAACCACGAGCAGGAATCGCTCGCATTTGTGACCGATACGTTGCGGCCTTATTTGAACCGCATCGAGCAGGAGCTCGAGCGCAAATTATTGCCGCGCTCGGGGCCGAATGCTTACACGTTGCAAATTGAATTCGACGTATCGGAACGGTTGCGCGGCGATTTTGTGACCACGCAGGAGGGCATGGCGCTGGGGCGGCAATGGGGATGGTTGAGCGCCAACGACGTGCGCCGAGGAATGAATTTGAATCCCATCGGCGCCGAGGGCGACGTGTATCTCTCGCCGCTCAACATGATCGATGCGCGCAAGATCGACGAGCAGGGGGCGCCGACGCCGGCGGCGCCGGCCGCCGGCCTGGCCGCGGCCGAGCTCGACTCGGAAGAGGGGCGCATGCTGGGCCGGTATGCGGCGCAGCATGGCGCCGGTTTTGTGCGTGCGTTTCGGGCCGCCAATGGCGACGTGGAACGGTTGCGCGCCGGCCTGGTGAGCGTGGCCGCCGGCCTGGCCGATGCCGCGGCGCGTGAGCATCCTTTTATTTTCTGGCCGGATGAGACGCAACAACGCATCGCCGGCGAAGGGCTCGAGGGGAGTTTGCGGCGCGTGCGGCGTCGTTCGGTGGGTAATCAATTTCACTTGAGCGAGCAATTTTGCCGGGAGGAATTTCGCCGCCTGGTTCGCAGCATTCACATTCAAACCGCGCGCGAGGGCGCGGCCATTCAGGCCGAGCAAGAGGTGCGCGGAGAGGGAGACTTTTTGCCATGAGCACACGGGAGAGACGTTTTATTTCCGGCGCAGGCCTGCGCGCGGCCGAGGGCGCGACGCCCGGCATTCAGGGAGTGGCCGCAGTGTATTCGCAACAGTACGATACCGGATGGTATGTCGAGAGCATTATGCCGGGCGCCTTTACGCGCGCCCTGGTCGAACAACAAGACGTGCGGTGCCTGTTCAATCACGACGTCAATCAAATTCTGGCGCGCACCAAAAACGGAACCTTGCGCCTGGCCGATTCAACCGCGGGCCTGAAATTTGAGGCCGATACGGATCCGGCCACGAGCGTGGGGCGCGACGTGCCGGCCATGATTGGGCGCGGCGATATTGACGGTTGTTCGTTTTCATTCAATGTGCGCATGGCATCCTGGCGCGACGAGTACGATGCCAACGGCAATTATGTGCAGAGTTATCGCGAGATTGAGGACGTGGATTTGTTCGACGTCGGGCCGGTGACGTTTCCGGCCTATACGGCGACGAGCGTTGACCTAAAAGCGGCGCGCGCGGCCGTGGGCGAGCTCGAGCAGGCGCACGGGCTTTGGCCGGAAGGATTGCCGGCCGATGTGCGGCGCTACGTCGAGCGCCGCCAGGCCGGCCAGGGCAGCCAGGCGCCAGGGCGCCGCCGGCGCCCGGTACGCGCGAGCGGCGAGCCCGGTTATTGCACTTGCGATTGTGCCGAGTGCATGGCCGGCGATTGCGAGAATTGTTCGCACGTCGATTGCGATTGCATGGATTGCTTATGTGATGCGGCGCAAGGCCTGGCGCGCGATCAACTGCGCGCGCGGGCGCACATGGGCGCAGTGTAAAGAAACGTTTTGCCGGAAATTTCCCGTGCGCTCTCGCGGCGCCGCCTTCACTGGTTCGCGGCAAATTTCCTTTGTCGATGCCGGCCTTTGCTTTTCAAATGGCGAGGGCGTTCCAGATTGAGCGATAACGCGCGAAAGCGAGAAACGAGAAAAACGAATGCCACAAATTAACGATGTTAAATTGAGGCGCGGGCAGCTTGGAACCGAGGCGCACGCATTACTCACGGCGCCTAAATGCTCAGCCGAGCAGCGGGCCAAGGCCGCGGTTATGCTCGATGAGGCCGACGGGCTTACTGAGCAGATTCAATTGCTCGAGCGTAGCGGAACCTGGCAAGAGATGCCGCGGCCGGCGCGGCCGGCACCCGGCGCCGACGACGATGGTTTGTCTGATGAAGGCGCCGCGCGCGCGCGCGACTATCAGAACGCCTTCGAGGTGTACATGCGCGGCGGCGAGCGTGCTCTGCGCGAGAATGAGCGCGCTCTGCTCACGAGCGGGCAAAGAAAACTCGACAAAAATCCCATCCTGATTGGCGGCGAGAAACGCGATATTACCGTGGGCGGCACAGGAAACTATATCGTGCCGCAACAGTTCTACAACGAGCTGATTTCAGCCCAGAAATACATTGGCGCCCTGTATGGCAACGTGCGGCACAAGACAACGCCAGGCAACGGCGCGCCCATGAAAATCGGCTACGAAAACGATACGGCCAATACGGTTGTGCTGGTGGCCGAAAATACGCCGGTCACCGAAAGCGATCCTCTGTTTTCAGGAATCATTCAGTCGACCGATACGCTCGCAACCATGATAAAAGTGAGCCGGCAAGAGCTCGCCGACGCCGGTTTCGATTTGCCGGGGCTGTTTCGCGATAGACTCGGCAAGCGCTTTTTGCGCGGGCTCGAAAATTTCATTGCCAACGGCGACACGGCAAACATTGCCGGCCTGGTTGCGGGCATTACAACCTTTGCCACAACCGCGGCGGCTACCGGGCCGACCTATCCCGATTACGTGGCCTGCGAGACATTGCTCGACGTAGCGTACGAGCCAACCGCGGCCTGGTACATGAACAAGGCCACGCGCAATTACACCATGGGCCTGCTCGATACGCTCAATCGGCCGCTCTTTTTACCCAATCCACAAACCGGCGTGCTCGATCAAATTCTAGGCTTTCCTATTCGCTTGACGGCGTATTTGCCGAATTCGACCACGGCGGCGGCGCTCGGTATCGTGTTCGGCGATTTGGAAGAGGCCTATTTGCTGCGCGACGATGGCGAAATGACCATGCAGCGGCTCGACGAACGGTACGCGGATCAGTTGATGGTCGGTTTCCTGGCCTACATGCGCGCCGGCGGCAACGTGACGGATCCCGGCACGCATCCTTGCGTGGGTCTAAAAACGCACGTCTAAAACGTTTTACCGAAAAGCGCGGCGCCGGGCCTGCTAAAACTTTTTAGCGCCGCGCTCTTTTCTCTCGGAGGATTCTTTGCAATGCGCGTGATTGCCGTCGACAACTTTCAATGGCCGGGCATGACGCGGCCGGCGCGGCCGGGCGAAGTGCTCGAGCCGGCCGACGAACTCGGAGGCGAGTGGATCCGGCTCGGCCTGGCGCGGCGTATGGATGAGCCAGGAGAGGAACAGGCAATTCGCGAGCCGGGGGAAAAGGCGATTCAAGAGCCGGGGGAAAAGCCGGCGCGCAAACCGCGCGAAAACGCCGCGCGTTCGAAACGGTGACGCATGCTGAATGCTTATCCGATTACTGAGGCGATTCTCGAGCCGGTGACGCTGGCGCTCGCCAAGCAGCAATGTCGCATCGATGCGAGTTTTAGCGATGACGATCAACTGTTGCTTGTCTATATCGGGGCCGCGCGGCGCCTGGCCGAGAAGAAAGTGCAGGGCTCGTTTTTCAATCGCACCTGGCGCCGCACGATTGACAACTTTCCTCTGGCCGCGAATTACGACACCACGATTTCGCCGGCCGATAGGGCGGGCTGGCCGTTCGCGGCGCAGATATGGAATCGCATCGTCATTGATTTGCCTGGCGGGCGTACGCGCAAAATCAATTCGCTTTCCTATCTCGACGGCAACGGCAACCTGTTTACCGTGGATCCGAGCGTGTACCGAGCCGACCTGGCGAGCATTCCGGCGCGGCTCACGCCGGCCAAGAATTCTTTGTGCTGGCCGTGGCAAGGGCAATATTTGCCGGGCTCGGTAGAAATTCTTTACGAGGTTGCGAACTATACCGCGGCCATTATCGGCGAGGCCTTTACCGTGCCCGTGGCCGGCTCGGGGGGCACGTCGAACTATGAACTGAAAAAGACCTGGGCAACCGGGCTCGAGAGGTTGGTGAATGGAAGCGGCGCCGCGGTGGCCGGCGC